GCCGGTGCCGGTGCCGGTGCCGGTGCGAGAGCCGCAGCGGCTACGAGCGCGGGCGCAGCGGCGGGAGCCGGAGCGGCAGCGACAGTAGCGGCAGCGGCAGCAACGGCAGCGGCGGCAGCGGGCGAGGCCTTCTTCACGACGGGGGTCGCGGCCTTCAGGTTGGAGAGCGCGGTCGTCTCGACGCCGTTGAGCGCCGTGCGCAGATCGGACGGAATGCCCTTGAAGGTATCCGTGATCTTGGTCGAGAACACGACGCCTGCCACGAGGGCAACGACGCCGACGATGATGTTGATTTCGAGGTCAGTGAAGAATGAGAACATGGCGGTGCCTTTCGCGGGAATGGAACTTCCCACGTGTAGCATTAACCGTGTTTCCCGTCAAGCTGGTTCCGGGCGGAACCAACTGGCAATTACGCTCGGCTCCGGGCCGCCTTAAACCACTTATATGTCGCCCTCAATCCCTCCGGGAGAGGGTACTCCGGGGTGAAGCCGAGCGCGTTGAGCTTGCTCAGGTCGGCGTAGCAATCCGGGCGCCCGTTCGGCTTGGTCGTGTCAAACTGCACACGATCGTAGCCGACGCCGCTGATCTCCGCCAGCATGTAGACGGTGTCCTTGATGCTCCACGACTGGCCGTTCCCGATGTTGATCGCGCCGCCCGTGTCGGGCGCACTGGGCAGCACGATACGAACGATATGCGCGAGGTCGGCGCTGTAGAGGAAGTCCCGCGTCGGCGTGCCATCGCCCCAGATCGACACGACATCGTCCGGTCTGATCGAGGCGTCGTAGAACTTCTTGATCAGCGACGGCAGCACGTGGCCGGTCTCGACGTTGAACCGATCGCGCGGGCCGTAGAGATTGCCGGAGACAAGATAGGCGTAGTCGAGCCCATGGCTTTCCTTGTACGCTTCGAGCATCGCGAGCATGTGCCGCTTCGCGTGACCATAGCCGCTCTCCATGTCGTGCGGCCGGCCATCGAAGATGTTGGCTTCGCTGTACGGCAGCTTCGGCGGCCACGGATAGATGGCGTTTGTCCCCATGGCGACGATCTTCTTGACGCTGGCAACGATGTGCGATGCGTGGATGACGTTCGTATTGATCATCGTGTTGTCGTAGATCGACTTCGCTTGGTTCTTCATGTTGCCCATGATGCCATAGACGGTCGCGGCCGGATGGTAGACGTACTCCGGTTCGATCCGATCGAACATCCGGATCACGGCGGCCGGATCGCGAAGATCGCAGTCCTGACGAGTGATCGGCACAGCGCATGTGAACTCGTGCGCGCGGAGATGCTCCACAACTGCGGAGCCGGCGAGGCCATTGGCCCCGGTGACGAGAATACAGGAATTCTTTTTCATGCGGTCTGTCCTTTGATTGATCTCTCATAAGCGGCTTGCTGGCGCTCTTGGAGAAGCTGCATCATGCGCTGCCGATGATTGGGGGCGATCACGTTGTTTCCCCCGATCCTTGGTCCCCGAGGCTGCACGAACGGCGTAGAGACTGTGCGGAATTTCTCCCACGCCTCCGGCCCGATCTCTTCCTCAAGCCATTGGATCGTGCCGTATCGGGTGATGTCGTTCATCTTGGTCAGAAGGTACGGGCTCTCGGTCATGAGCTTCGCCCGGATACCAAGCTCTTCGCGGCTCAGCATGTCAATCCACCGGAACGCGCCGTGGAAGCCGAAGTTGCCCGGGTTGCGCGGTCCAAGCTCCCACGAGAAGCACGACGCAAGGTCGCGATCAGGCCACTTGAAGCCTGCCAGCTCCAGCCCCTTGCGCTGATTGCGGCAGAGGTCCCAATCGGTGGAGACTGGGTGTTCTTTCGGGTGCGCGGCGAGATACTGGCCGAGACGTTTCGACATCAACGTGAAGCCGCCATTGCCCACGTCCATGTAGTTGATCTCCTGCGGCCGAACCTGCCACGGGGCGCCGATGTAGTCGTAGTTGAAAAACTCCGGCCGCCACTTCGCGGGATCGTAGATACCCGCATCCCATTCGAGCATCAACGCGAAGTCCGTTCGGATGCCGGCGCACGCGTACTGATAATAGAACTGCCCGGCCTCTCTCTTGTTGGGGAAGTCAGGCACGCTGACGTAGGTCGCCCCGGGGACCGGGATGAGGTCCGGCTTATCCGTATAAAGCAAAATGCCGCCGAAATTACATTTTGAGATACAATCGTCGATCACGCGCTTGGTGATCTTGTGCGCGCGGGTCTCGACGAACAGAAGCGTGACGCGGGACAAATCGAGCATGGTCAGCCCTTTTTGATGACCGGCGCGCGGAAGAACCTCGGCTGAGCGTCGGGGTTTTCCGCTAGCCACAACTTATGGGCCGCCGCCAGTTCGCGGATGGCGACCGAGTTCTTGACCGAGTGAAGGACATTCGTGCCCTTGTGCCGCACGCTCTCCATGGCGATGCGGAAGCCCATGCTGTACGTTTCAAGGTCCGCCTTGGAAGGGTTCTGCTTGCGCAGATCGATAGCGATGGGGCACGAGATCGCGTCGTTGAACCGCTTCCACTGGAGACCGGCGACCATGGTCAACTGCACCATGTAGAAATCGATGAATGGCATGACCGGCGACGCCTGCACGAGCGGATCATCCTTGACCGCAAGCATGGCTTCGATGGTCTTGCGGCTCAGAAAGTACGGCGGCTGGAACGCGACGTGCGGCCAGTTGGGTTGGAACGAATTTTGATGCTCGGGGATGGCATCGTCCACTTGGTTCGACCAAACGACATCTGGCTCCGCGTAGAGATAGTCCGGGATTTTCGGGTCAAGCATAATGCTGTCGCTGTCGTGGATCAGGAAGTGGTTCTCGGGAAACGACAGCATCGCCCGAAGGTGATTGGCCTGCCGGTCAAGACTGTCCTGTCCGATGTAGGCGCGCTTGCCGCCGAAGTGGTTCGTGACGCCCGGGTAGTTGATCTCCGCTTTGCTGTCCTCGGGTGACATCACAGTGAGCGGGCACTCGTGATGGAGATAGAACTCAAGGGCTTCGATGACTTGATGGCTGTCGCCATGATAACAACAGACGACTACGCGGGTATCTTCATTCATCGGTCAGGACCTTTCCAGCTTTCAGGTCCTCTCGGACCATCTCACAGACGAGTTCTTCAAATCCGGTCTTGGGCTTCCACCCGAGAGCCATGCGGGCCTTCGTAGCGTCGCCGCGCAGGAGATCGACCTCAGCCGGCCGAAAGTATTTCGGGTCTATAGAGACAAGCGCCCTGCCTGTCAAGCCGCTGAAACCAACTTCGTCCACGCCGACGCCGCGCCAGACGATCGGGTGCCCGATGTAGGAGAACGCCTCTTCGACGAACTCCCGGACAGAATGCGAGACGCCGGTCGCGATCACGTAGTCATCCGGCTTGTCTTTCTGGAGGGCCAGCCACATCGCTTCGACGTAGTCCCGGGCGTGGCCCCAGTCGCGCTGCGCGTCGAGATTGCCGAGCGTGAAATGGTCCGAGCGGCCTTGGTGGATCGCCGCGACCGCCTGAGTGATCTTCCGCGTGACGAAGGTCGGACCACGGCGCGGGCTCTCGTGATTGAAGAGGATGCCGTTGCTCGCGTGCATGCCGTAGGCCTCGCGGTAGTTGACCGTGATCCAGTAGGCATAGAGCTTCGCGACGCCGTAGGGCGAGCGCGGTTCGAAGGGCGTATCCTCGCTGAGGAAATGCTCGCCGTCATGCTTGGCGAGGGAGTTGCCGTAAAGCTCTGACGTGGAGGCCTGATAGAGCCGCGTGTCTTCCATGCCGAGGTTGTTGATCGCTTCGAGCAGCCGCATGGCGCCGAGGCCGTCCGCGTTGGCGGTATACTCCGGCGTCTCGAAGCTGACTTGCACGTGAGACTGGGCGGCGAGGTTGTAGACCTCGGTCGGCTGGATTTCCGACAGGAGCCGCGTGAGGTTCGATCCATCCGTCATGTCGCCGTAGTGGAGCTTCAGCTCCGGCAAATGATCGATGCGCGAAGTGTTGAAGTTCGAAGCGCGGCGCTTGATGCCGTGGACCTCGTATCCCTTTCCGAGAAGCAGCTCCGCAAGGTAGCTGCCGTCTTGTCCGGTGATCCCGGTGATCAGTGCTCGCTTCATCGGAAAGCTCCTTCGACCTTCGTTTCAATGTTCTGGAGAACAGCGCGACGGTGGTCCGTGACGCACTGCTTGCCCCATTCGATCTGCGCATCGGTGATGTCCGGATACTTCCGCCGAGCCTGCCGTTCGGCGAGCCACAATGGCTTGAGGCCCACGCGCTTGACAACTTCCTCGCACGTGATGCCTTGCTCCGGCCCCTGTCCACGAGCAAGGCTCATCGCGCCGAGTGAGAACAGCACCGCGAACAAGAGAAAGAGCGCCCATGGAAACAGGCGCTTGATCTTCGGATCGACATCTCTCACTCTCGTCATCATGCTCTTACCCCCGCTACCGCCCTTGGCGTGTGTTGATCGATAATCTCCGACCGAAGCCAATCCTCGGTCGGCATTCCCAGTTGCTCTTGCGTCCATCCACCGTAGCTTCTCACATACGGCTTCAATTCGTGCAATCGTGCGGTCCATCCCCGGCGGAAACCGTGCGCCGCGTTCCACGGCTGATCCCGAACGAAGTGCTTGCCCTCAACCGTCATGTGGACGCCGCACAGGATGACATGGACAAATCCCAGCTCGCGTGCGATCTTGACACAGAAGAGCCCGGTCGAGCCGGACCAATCGCGCGTCCAGTGGGTGACAGCCCCCTCGTAGTTTCGATGCGCCCAGACTTTCTCCGGCTGATTGAACCCTGCGGCCCGCCGACGTGGGAGCCACAACTGAAGCTTGTCCGGGTGAAGCGAAACCGCATGCGTAATGTCATCCGGGAATTTTTCTATCATGTCATTCCCAGCAAAGATAGTGACAGTACGGTTGACCTTAGCGCAAAGCTCTTTCGCGAGCACGTATTCAGCAAACGGATCGCCGCCGCCGGCCATGACGATGGCGACATCCTGTCGCGTGGGTTCTACGGGACGCGGTGGAGGCGGGCGCATGACGATCATGTGTTGTCCCCAATATGGGTGCATTCTTCGGACACAAACTTTAATACGGCGGCCTTCGCGGCGTCCATATCCAAGCTTTTATCGCACGACTTCTGGCACGCCGAGGTCCAGCACGAGCAGCCGACCCTCGGGCCAATTGCTAGATAGGGGGCAAACTTCGCACCGCTGTCGTGACAGTGCACGTCCTCATAGCCCCCGATGAGTGAGAGCGTGGGCGTCCCGACCGCTGGGCCGAGGATAGCTGCAAATCCGCTCGGAGTGAAAACGAGGTCGGAGAGCTTCGCCAAGGCAGCCATAGCTTCGAATACCAGCTCGCCACGGTGAAAACTCAGGTCTGCTTTAGTTTCCAGCCCCGGCGCAAGCCATTCCTTGCCCTCTTCGAGATCGGCGATGCTTATAACGAAAAATTGGTCCCGAATTTCGTTATAGAGAAAATTATGGGCCGCGATGTCCGGGTTTCGCAGCGCTCCGCCGCGCCACTCCGGGCGCATGACCGGCGGCCGATAGAACATGATCGGTTTGGGCGTGCAGATGAGCGCGGCGAGGCCCTGCCAACCTAGCGAGGCCCGAAGCAGATCGGTCCATGCGGCGGGGACCGGGAGCCGATAGTCCGCGTCGGCGAAGCTTGTGCCCGTTACGTCGCACATCACTTCGAGAATGGTCTTGCTTGGGGTCCGCAGAACTTGGGTCCCGCTGTAGGCAGCACGCATCCCATTGGGGCTCCGCGTGAGCGGATGGCGCGCTGCGAACTTGGCGGCCTCACGCTGCTCGTTCTTCATCTGGGTCCGCAAAGCAATACCACGGCGCACGACGATCAGGCCCTCGGCGATGAGGTCGTGATACATCGCGGGCCATGGCGTCGCGAGCGTGACAGTGTACCGCTTCATGAGTTGGCGCAGAACCGCGCGTTGGTGAAGGCAATCTCCCATGCCTCCCATACCAGCGAAAAACAAATGAGGAAGCATTGAGAACTCCAAACGTCAGCCCCGAGATTTCTCTCGGGGCTTGCTCCGGTGCTAGAGAGCCGGGCGGCCAAGCCCTAGCGGACGGCGTTCGTTTAACCGTGGGTGATCGACGCCGCCGTGATGGACACGGGCTGGCCGGCGACGACGTTCGTGCTCGACAAAACGATGTCGGTGCCCGAAGTGCCGACCGTCAGGCCGGTGATGACCGCCGTGCCGCCATTGTTGATAGCGGTCGAAACCGTTGCCCCCGTCGCGGTGCCCGATGCGTTCGCCGAGCTTTCCGTCAAGGGCGTACCCGAGAAGGTCAGCACGCCGCCGGTCACAGTGCCCGCCGGATTGGCCAGCGGGATCGACGCGAGCACGACGGCGCTCGAATTGAGGATGTTGAGATATCCCGTCGTGCCGATGGCGGTGACGACATCCGTCATCCGCGTATTTTTCAGTGTAGCGTTGTAGGTGACTGCCATGGTGGCCTCCGTTTCAGGTTATAATGATCGGGCGGCGGCGGCGAACCTGAGAAACGCCTTCACCAAAAATGCTACACCGGTCCGTGGGCTCGGTGGACGCCCACGTGCCGGTGACGGGAACGGCTGCCGATGCAACCATGATGTCCGTGGCCTCGGTTGAGGCCCAGATGCCGTTCGTGCCCCAGCCGAGCCCAGCCGCCGCGAAGGCATCCTTGGCTTCGGTGGGCGTCCATACGCCACTGAGTTCTTGGAACGCATAGGCCGAGAACACATCGGCGCTCTCGAAGACCGCCATCGTCATGAGGTTGGACAGAAGAACCGTCGCCGCGAAAGTGTCGGTAGCCTCAGTCGCTTGCAAGTTGACAACGACCCCCGGAGCGCCGCTATAGCCGACTGCCGAAAAGCTGTCCGGGACATCGGTCGAAGCCCATGTGCCTGTCGGATAGCTGGAGCCATTCCACGCCGAGAAGCCCGCCGGAGCCGGGTATAAGAACGTCGGCGAAGGATAGTCCCCGCCGTCCACCGTGACGGAACAGGGGTTGAACTGGAGCCATGCATACGGAAAGACCGGCCCGGTGTAGCCCGCAATCGAGATACCGCCCGTGTTTGTCGCCGGGTCTGCGGTGCCGCTGCCGTTCCAGTTGCCGCCGTCTTCGCGGACCCAAAGCTCGTTGTTATCAAAGTCAACCGCGAAATCGAGAACGTGTCCACTTATGGCGGTGAGCGGGCCATAGTCGGTACCCCCTGAAAAAATATAGCCCGATGTATTGATGCCGAACTGCCCGTTGCCGCCGAGCGTATCGCTGGCCGCCGCGAAACCAATCTCTCCGCCGTAGGGCGTGACGATGCCCGTGAACTCGATATACCACTTGCCAGACGTGCCGCGCGATACGTTGCCGCGAATGCCCTCGTTACCTGAGCCCGAACCCGAGGTCGCGGTATGGTCCGTGTCCGATAGCGCGATGTGCGCGGTGCTATCGCCTGAGTTCCAGACTGTATTGGTCATGCGGTCAGCCCGTCAATTGCGCGTAGAACGTGAAGCCGATGTTCGCGTGGGTCGCGTCCGCAGGCGACGGCGCGACGAAGGTGAGTAGGTCCACGCCTGCCAAGAACGCAACATCGTTCGGGAAGCTGACCGCGATGCCCGAGCCGTTGAACGTGATGGTGCCGATGGGGTTTCCGTTCTTGTTGATCGCGTATACCGCGTTAGCAGTCGCGCCGACGATGTTGTAGAACTTCGAGCCCACGAGCCCCGCCGGGAGCGTCATGTTGTCCACGGTGCAATACAGCAAGAGCAGTTCGCCCGCTTGCGGCTGCCCCTCAACGAAGATCGCAATGCGAATGGGATCATCATGCCACTCGATGGCGAAGTCAGTCCCGGTAACGGACTTGACGAGCTTCTGCCCTTGTGTGCCGCCAGTCGGCAGTGCGTTCGACGGCGACATGAGCAAGAGCGAATACAAGTTGTGACTAAGGCCGTCCGTGGCGCTCGGCGAGAACGTCGCGCCGCTCGTGTGCGCGATGAGCACGAGGTAGAGGCTGCCGTTATAAGTGACGGTGTCATACGGCGCGTAGACCGTGATCGCCGTCCACGCACCACGAGGGTTCCACTGCGAAGTCGGGATTGTGAACGGCCCGAGCACGGCGTGGTTTAACAAGTGAACGTAGAAGGTATTGCTCCCGGTTGGCTGAGAGATATAATCAATACCCGCATCGACCGCCGAGTGATCTTCGAGAGCTTGCACGGCGGAGAATAGCGTCCAGAAATTGAGATCGATCTGGGTTGCTGACAGATCAGAGCCGTTGCCCCCGCCCCAGCGCGTGCCATCTGCCGTTCGATACGTGAGGGATGAAACCATGTGCGCGATCCTTTGAGTTTGGAGCTATTAACCATATTTCTCGGTGGTGTCAAGGGCTACGGCGACGGCGGCGGGTTGCGGAGCTTGGGGGCTTCGGGGCTTGTCGTATCCCATTTCAGCGGGTCCAATTGAGCAACGCCGATGAGCGTGGCGTAAGCGGGCAGCGAGAAGCCAACGTTCCCCCAGTTGCCAGTCCAGAAGCCGGGGTCGAGACCGCCCAAGAATGTGCCGGCGGTCTGCGGCGGATTGACGAGTTCGTTCGGCAGCGGCACATGGAAAGACGTGTCGGGGTAGCTGTAGTTAGCCGGGCCAGTGCCGTTGCCGAAGCGCTGTATCGACCCACCGGGCCATGTTATATACCACCAAAGGTCCGCAACGGTGATCGCTGCCGCTGCCATCTCATCGTTCCATGCTTGCGACGTTCCGTTCCAGCAAGCCAGATACGCGAGCGCGACTTGCTTCTGGATTGCGGACGACTGCGCGCCCGCTGTCCATTTGCCGGTCGGGTTCGGCGGCGGCACGAGCGCAGGCGGTGCGACGCCTGCCAACTGCCAGATGTCCGGGGTGCCGCTCACGCCGGGGATGCAGTAGTTCGCGTTGAGCCCGTTCGGCGCGCCGCTATCAATGCGGCTATCGGTGAAGTCGAGGACGCCCCAATCCTGCCCGAGCGCGCCGTGCTGGATTGCATCATCAAGCGACGCGAAGCCAAACTCCGGTAGCGGCGGCCCCGGCGTGTGCCGCCCGATGCTGTCAGCGCTGCCGTTGTCGTATCCCTCAGAAACATTCGGGAGCCGCTGCCACGTGTAAGACGGGGGTGTCCCGGCGAAGCTACTATCAGCGGGATTGCCGACCCAAATGTATACGCCGTTGTCGGTGTAGAGGCTAAACTCATAGGGCTGTTGGACCGGAGTGTATTGATACCACGGTCCGCCCTTCTTGCTCATCCCGCGCGGCCACCATAGAGGCCCGCACGCGATCTTTTGGTCATGCGTCATCGCGCCCTTACTCGCCGCAGGGAAGAAGGCGTAGACCGATGGGTCGGTGTTCTGCGGAGGAACGACAGCCGTGGTCGTCGGATCGTAGTTCGCTGGCGTCGTGATACTGTCCGCGCGCCCGGTGTTAGAGCCGTCATCGTATGACGGCATCTCAATGATCATCTCGTCGCCGTTGGTCGTGCGGAAGCACATCGTATCGCAACGTTCGACCGTCATGTAGTCGGATGTCTTGTCGGTCGGGTCGCTATAAATTTTCTCATCGTGGACGCGGCGAGTTGAATTAGTCGGGCCTGCGCCAGTCGTCGTGTTGTAGACGGAGAGGCTGCCGTCATCCGGCAAATTCATGATCCACTCTTTCCCCTGATCATCTTTGAACGCAATCGCGTCCAGCACTTCGACATCAACGATCTGGGTTGCGTCCGTGGTACTCGTGATCTGCTTCATGTGCGACCGGCGTGTCGCGTTGAGCGTGGACTTTCCGTTGTTGTCGCCCGTGTTATCGACGATGTACGGGACAGCTTGCGCGCCGGGCAAGTTGAGGGTCATCTCTTTGCCGCTCTTCGTCTTGAACGAGACAGCGTCGAGCACTTCGATATCGATGTATCGATTGGTGTCCGTTCCGATGCGAACGATGTGGGTGCGTCGAGTAGCCATTATGCGCCTGTCAATTTCCCGGTAGACATATCGAATGAGGTCACGGATTTCTCCGTGTGGACAGCGGCCATGTATGAGGTCAGCGTCGCACTCTGGCTGAATGAGAACGTCTTGGTCCCACCGACGAGGCCGATAGCCAACCGTACCGGCGGCACATTGACCGCGCCGTCAGGGTGGAACGGGGTAGGCCCAACGTCCAGTCCGACGAATGGGCGAATGACGCCTTCAAGTCCGGCCATGGTATCCTCCTGATTATGGCGAAGACGGTGCTTCGAGATTGATGCCCATCGGCACCACGAGTGGTGAGACGCTGATTGTATACGCGCCATTGAACGGACCGTTGCCGGCGCATGGTTTGAGCAGACACGTCCATGAGACGGGGTTCGCCGCCATCACGTAAGGGGTATTCGAACTGACGAGGGCCAACTGCTCGCGCGTGACGACCCACGCCGTTGTTGGGTCCTGCCCCGTGATCGTTTGGCTCGGGCTCTGGGAGGTTGAAATCGAGCCGCCGACGTTGTTGAGCCATGCCATCGTGCGCGCAGCGAGATACGACCCTTCGATCGCGACCGTCTGCTCGGCGAGACTGCCGCTGATGACACCGCCGTCGCTGACATCTTCCCAGCGCAACGGAAATTGCAGCCCGTCGTCGAACGCCTGATAGACCGGCGGAGTATATAGCGTGTCACCGCTGCCGGGATCGACCATCGCACCATCGTAAATCTGGTAGCCTACCTGTGCGTAGCCCGCCGACGCATACTCCGGCGTGCCGGTGATCTCGGAAATGCTGCCTCCGAAACCGACCGCGCATCCGATTTCGACCTTGCCATAGATTTTGCCGTCGCCGCCCGCGATGAGCGAATAGCTTGTGACCTTGCCCGTCGCGGCGCCGCCGGGGAACCGGGGATCAAACAGCGTCGCGTTGTGGCGACACGACAGACCCACCGCGTACTCGAAGGGGCAGCTCCAGCCGACCGTGACCGCGCGAGCGCGAAAGCGCAACCGAGCGCGAGCGCGGCTGATCAAATACTGCAAGCTCATTTGGCCCCGAACAGTCGGGAAATAGTTGTTCGCGGTGATGTTGTCCGGCGTACCACCAATCGGGATACCGAGTAGCGCGGGCGACGTACCGAGCACGGTCCACGTCACGGAACCATCAGTGATCGTTCCGCCCGTGGCGGTCGAGAAGGCAGGTGGCGCGATGTAGTCAATGATCCTCGGCGCAGGCGTCGGCTCAAGACTGTACGTCTTCACCGGGATAAACGAGAATTGCGTATAGACATCGTTGGATTTGCCCGCGCCCGTGCAGAGGTAGTATGACGTTTGCCCGGGGACATCCGTGAAGTCGCCGATGTTATAGTCGAACACCTTGTTCTGCAACAGAATGATTTGCCCAAGCGGAACAAAAGATGCGGGCGACCAATTCGGCGCATTTGTGATTGAGGTCTCGCCCAAGCTTGCCCACGTAACCGTGTTGTCTGGCGTGATCCCTCCGGGGGTGTCACTGAAGACAGGTTCGACAGGGCCAGCGATACCGGGCACAACGCAAATCTGATACGACAGGCCACCCGGGGTCGTCGGGTTGTTCGGGAAGATAATTTGTGCGATGCCGACCGCGCTGTTCTTGAAGTCCGACCATGCGTCGAGCTGCACAAGCGGCTGACTGACATCTACCGACGACAAGGTCAGCAATTCGGTATGCTGCGCGACGGTCGGAGACGACAGGATACCTTGCGTATCCGCTGTCATGTCGAACGCGACCAACTCCGAATACTGTCGAGAAGCATCGTAGCGGAGGGTCATGTCGAGCGAGAAATTCCAGAGCGGGATGATCATGCCCGAGGACTGCATATGCAGCGGGATGTTGAGCGGCGGGTCCGAGAACGGGTCGCAGACGCCGGACTGAAAGTACCCGGTCAGCACGCACGACAAAGGGTTCGGCGAGAGCAGCGCCGGGCCGCTGGAGGCGTTCGACGCGGAGGCATTCGAACACTGACCCGGGTTCGGGTCGGTGTCCGTCCACGATGAGTTGTAGCTCGTGGTCGGCGTCGCGCCGACAAGGAACGTGTCCGTGACAAAGCTCGTCTCGCATTTATACCCGCCGCCAATGCTCGCGCCCGGCTTCGGCCAGTCACTTTCGAGCGTCTCCCCGGTATAGCTGGAGATGTTGACCGTAGGCACGGTGAAGAAGCCCGACGTGCGCTGGGTCCAGTTGACCGTCGCTTCGACGCGAATGTTCGTGAGCGGGGCCTGCCCGAGCTGCAACGAGACGCTGTTATAGAACGCCATGCCTTCGGTGAACTCGATATTGCCGTCTTCGCCGACAAGGATGTCAGACGCGGTGATGGCGAGCGACGTGCGATCGATATGCCAAAGCGCCGACCAACCTTCGAGGATCGTATCCGGGTCGTCTCGCTTGTTCGTTTCAACGAAGATCGGATCGTAGAACGGAGATGTCTTCATGGTTTCGGCGAGCGCCTGCTTGTTCTCAATGAACTGAGACGAGCGCGCGATAAACTGGAGAGTGACCTTCTCCTGAAACAGCGACGTGGGCACGCCAACGAGCACGCCAAAGAACAGCGGGATCACTCCGCTTGCGCTCTGCCAGCCAAGCCATCCCCACACTCTGCGGCCGGGCGCGAGCAGCCCGATACGCGGGTTCTCGACGATCAGCTCCAGCGTCGGGACCTGTCCCTCATCGTGCTTGATCGCGAACGAAAACACGTTCTCGTCGAACACGTTCATCGTGTTCGGATCGAACGTGGTCTCGGTCTCGTTCGCCCAATACCAAGTGAAAGGCAATGTCATTTGGATAGCCCTACAGTAGCGTGCCACTCACGGTGATCTGCGCTAAACTTTATCCCAGCGCACTTCGGCCCCAGCCCTTGAAGATTGTCCAACCTATTTGGTCCTTGTTTCCAGAGCGCGATTACATGATCGAACTCTGTGATTGGCTCCCAGCCACAAGTGCATGTGTTGTTCTGACGACGACGAACAGCTTCAAGCTCTCCGCCTCCCAGTACACCCTCGCATCTAAATTTGCGAGCCCGTGCGTTATATTGACGGGCTTTTGTCTCATCCGCAAACGCCGGACTTGCGGCGTACCGGGCGTTGTTACGCTTGAGCACGTCTTCCCGATTGCACTCGGCGCATGTTCGATTTGCCGTGAGCCGGTCGCAGATATGTCCACGAGCGCACTTCTCGCCAGTGTAATACCGAGAGAAACCGGAGGCCCGTGCTCTATCCAATGTAAGGGGGAGCGTCATCAGACTTCCTCAAGGTCGAGTGTCCACCCGATAACGCACTTCCATTCGTCAAAGTGCGTCTCGACAGTCTTCACCATCATCGTAAGCTCGGGACGATAGAAGGTGTATGCTCCAGCAACATATTCCGATCCCGAGACCGGCGCCCGATTGGGGAGACCCGGAGTGCCCGTCAGGAATGCAAGACCGACCGCACACTGCACGGTCACCGTCATCCCGGGCATGACGCCGTCGAGCGGGGGCGCGTCGGTGTCAGAAGGCGACGTAATTTTCGAGGCGTATTTGCGAAACTGCGGAGCCGAGATATCGATCAGCGTGCCGTTGATCGTGCGCTCTTGCTGCGTTGCCTCGCTGATCACTTCGAGCGTCTGACTGAGGCCGCGCGCCTGATACAGCATGTTGCCGAACGACGAAATCGTCAGAAGCGTATCGGCGTTCGCCGGGAGAATGTTTTCAAATCCGCCACTCATTTTTCGTTATCCCATGAAGCCGCTAAGATGAGCGCGGCTTGGCACAACAGCCGAGATGCTGCCCGTGTCCTCGCCCTCATTTTTGTAATAGAACCCGTTCTTGCCGTTGCCTTTGGTCTGTTGCGCGTTCGCAAGCCGGTTAGCCGTCGTATCGCTATACGGAGTGCTCGGCGTGTTTTTCATCGCGCCGGATATTTGGTACGAGCGGACGGCAGGTTTCAAGTCCATCGTCATCGGGGTCTGCTCACGCCCCATTTTCGGGACTTCTTTTCGTTCGGTCGGGTAGTAGTCTTTCCTCGGAACGTCATCGCCGCAGTTGTGGCCAGTCGCCGGATATTTGTTGTAATACGTTTTGTCCCCGCGCTCGATTGCTTCGAGCGTGTCTTTCCCGGCGAGCAGCGTCTTCCCGTATTCCCGATTGCCGCTCCAGCCGTGAAGATCGGCAGGAACTCCGATGCGGGCTTCGAGTGCCATGCGCGCGGCTGCCGCCGTGCCGAGATGAATTTGCCCCGTAGCACCCGGAACGCCGGTCGGCGAGCCGTGATACCAAACGGGCAGATGATTGCCCGCGAGGGTCTGACCTTGTGGGTTGCTGCCGTGCCCGAGCGCGTCCTTTGGCATGTCACTTCATCCAACTGGGGTTGGAACCCGCCGCCGAAGTCTGGCGTGCAATCGCGAAACTGGAAAGCTCGTCAACGGTGCTCTTCGGCCCCCGCAAGCCATTGAAGTTCCGGCCATCGATCGACAGGTTCAAAGTGCTTGTCGCCGGGACCGAGCCGCCACCTGCCAGCCGCACGGGTGCCGGTACGAGGCCGCCGGTCGCGAAGCCGGGCAGTTGCATGTTGTTGAGCGCGTGGAAGAGCCCGGTGCCATACGCCTGCACTGCCGCTGCCTTGACGACAAACTCGCCACGCGAGAGCCGCGCGAGGACGCTGTCGCTCGTAGTTGTGCCCGGGCCGTGGACCTGACCGCCGCCGGCCAACCCAGTGATGCCGCCCTGAGTGACGCCCGGCGTCTGGCCTGCCGCCTGTCCGGTAGCCTGCGCTGCCGCGCTGCCGACGCCGGCCGCACCGGGAGCCGCACCGCCGGGCATTGCAGCCTTGATGCCCATGAGCAGATTGTAGAACTTCGTGGCGACATCAATCGCTCGCTCGAAGAACCGCACGATAAAATTGTCCTTGAACGCGGCCTCCAGCTTCCCAGCATTCTCGACGAGATAGCCGACTGCCGCGATCACGAGACCGATCGCGACTGGAATGGCCGCCCATGAAGTAGCGAACGCCGCGACGACCCCAGCGATTGCAAGCAGGAGTGCCTTGAAGATCGTCCCCTGCGTAACGCCGAGCGCACTGGAGATCGCAGCCTCAAGCGCGATCCATCCCCTGATCCCCTCGCTGACGGTTGAGGAAAGCCCCTTGATGCCCTCAATGAAGATATGCAGGATGCCGTCGCTGTCTTTCAGGCTCGCTTGGATGGTCTGCAAGAACGAAGTGAACGCGGGGGCCGCCGCCGCCGCGAACGCCTGCGACAACTGACTGATCTGAAGGAGCAGATCAGCCAATGCACCACGGAACGCCTTGATGGCTGCCGGGTCTACGCTCTTGTCAAGCCCTTCGAGCTTGCCCTTGAGCCCATCGATCGCTTTGCTGTCATTCTCAATCACATCGAGAATTTCAGCCGCCGACACGCCGAGGGCCTGCATCGAAGTGCCCGACAGCTTGTTGACGATCGCCAACCGCTGTTGCGTATCAATTTGGTGCTCGACATCCTTCGTGAACAAGTTCGTAATCGTGCGCAATGTTTCGTAGGCAGTCGGTGTCGCCCCCTTGGCACTTTCGGCCGCCTGCGCAATGATGCCCTTGGTCAGGTTTTCAACCGAGACCTGAGTGAGGTCGATCGCGGCTTTGACCTTCCCATTCCCGGAGACAATCGTGTCCAGCGCGCCCCGGATGCTACTGGCGTTGGTCAGCGCAAACTTGGCTGCTTTTTCCTCAGTCTCGCCACGCGCGATGACCGCTTCCTTGACACGGTTCTCATCCTTCTCGCGCTGTTCGGCGTCGTCGCGTGCGTCCTTGGATGCCTTGCGCGCGAGGTCGCTATACTCCTGCTCGACCTGACGCGCCTTGAGCGCGGCTCCGGCGGCCTTCTCTTGCTGAGCTACGCGGGCGTCAGTCTCGCTCTTGCGCGCATTATCAACCGCCAACTGCGCTTGCTCCAGCGCCAGCGCGGCTTTTGCGCCAGCCGTGGGTGGATTGCCCTGAAGCTCCGCAAGATGCTGTTGCGCGGCCGTGACACTGAGAACGGCGCCCTCTACGCTGAGCTGCGCGCCACGCTGCTCGGATGCGGCATGCTGGGCTGCAAACTGGAGTTTGGTGTACGACGCTTCGAGAGCGTCGTTGTTCTTCGACATCTGGGACGAGCGCTGCTCAGAGTTGTCCCCGAGAGCGTTCTGCGCGTCCCGGACACGAAGGATCGCGCTGGATACGCGCAGCGTCGCCGCGTCGTTCTCATTCGCGTAGGTCTTGATGCTCTCCGCGATCTGCGGCCACTCACGCGCGATCGTAATCGTGAGCCGGTTGGCGAACCGCTCGAACTGTTCGACCTTGACGCCCGAAGACGCAAAAACTTGTTCGAGTTCCTGAAGCTGGCCGGCGGTGACGCCGAACGCATTGGCAAGCAACTCTGTCTTCTGCGAAAGCTCGGTCTGTTGTTCGATGAACGCGACCAGCGCAGCGGTGATGCCCGAGACCGCTGCTCCGACCGCTGTAATCCCGTCAGCGAATAGGTTGAGGGGCTCAGCCCCGTGAGCGGCTTCCTCCGCGATCTTGGCCAGATGCTCCGCACCCTCCTTGCCGACCTTGCTCAAGGCGCTCAGGAGTTCGTCGTCACCTTTAAGCAGAATTTCTGCAATGATTGGGTCAAGCTCAGCCATTATTTTGCGGCCCCTAGCGCGGTCTGGAAGATTTCCTTGAAGTTGGCCATCACGCTCTGTTGGATTTCCTCAATGTGGAATTTCTTCGGGACATTCACGCTGGCGATGCCGAAGTAGCGCGGAGCCCGCTCAGCGATGGAGAACAACAGCGGGGGACCGCCTGCTTTCCGATTGACCGAGAACAAGCCTCCCGGGTAGTCTTTGGCTTCCGTCCCGACTGCATCCGTGCCGCTGATCGGAAGCCATAGAAGCGGGTTGCCGTGGATGACGCCGCCGGTCTCGAAGAGCGATGCCCCGGGGCCGCCGACCGTCGTGGTGATCGTGTCGCCGTCCACGGTGACATTGATCTCATCCATGGTCCGACTGCCGAAGGCACCCGCGCTCGAAACATCCTTGATCGTCTCAGTGAGCAACATGGACTGGATCATGTTCTTCGCTGTCGAGAACGCCTCTTCGTAACGGGCAGCCTCACTCTCGACGCTGGCCTCAAACGCCTCGGTATCAATCTTGACGGAGACTTCGAAGGTCACGTGTCTTTCTCCCACATCTCAAGCTGCTTCTTGATGGCTTTCGGATCGCCGCAATCTGCGAGCAGCATGAGCGAAAGAGCCATGTGATCCTCTCGGTTTTTGCGTTTGACCGCGAGGAAGGTGTAGGCAGCCATTTGTCGGGGGGTGTAACCCCAGACTACAGAAGGGGGGTGTCCGGCGGCAATGAGGGCTTCGATGCTGGCGGCGATTTCATATCCGGCACCTTTGAAGAGAGGGCGGAGTTTGCTGCGCCGGCCAGAGCCATGATCCTCGCCGCGAAAGGGGCGAACCCCTTCGTAAAGGTCAACCTCCCGACTGCTTCGAGGATATCGAACTGGGTCTCAAGGCCGAGGCTCGCCGCCGCACTTTCTGCGGTTTCGTCCCCGAGGTCGCCGGCAGCCGCCGCGATGATCGCCGCGACGGCCTGCGGCGCGACCGTGAGGAACGCGCCGAGGTTAAATCCCTCTCCGGTGATCATCCCCGTGATCTTGGGGAAGCGCCGGAAGATTTCGAGGCCGACTTCGGCACTGATACCGTGGACGCGGAGGAAGCTTTCGCCGATCGGCACGTCTTCGTGCATCGGTGCGAGGTCAGCCAGATTGAGGCCGGGCTTCTTCGAGGACATAGGTTATTCCTTATCAAGAGGGGGACAGTCGATAGGGCACGCCTTATCAGGCGTGATACTTGGTGTGCCGGGTCCGGGGATGATCCGCCGGAGCGGCTTGGATGCCGTGCTTGGCGTGGTAGGTGGTCCCGTGCGTCGGCTCGACTTCGTCGAACTCGTCAAAGGCGTCCGGCTCTTCCGGGTCCTCGGCCGGGTCCGGAGCATCCGGATCAGTCGCCGGTACATCCGCGACAGGCTGATCGGTGCCCGTGTCCTCTACGATGGGCTCTGCCGGGGCAGCGGCGGGGTCTGGAGCGTCTGCCGCATCGGCGGCGGTTTCGGGAGCCGGATCAGTGGCGGACGCATCCTGAGTGCCGCCAGCGGTGTCGGCAGCCAGTTCATCGGTGTTCTGGGTCTCTTCGGTCATGGGAGTTCTCCGTGGGGGTGTACTTCGTATGCGGAAAACGACGGTTTTCGCCCCTTTCCGCATATGAAACCATCAGGCCGGGGCCTGACTTCCCGAGCGGGAAATCAGGCCATAGGCTGTTAGAGGACGTTGGTCGGCGAGTTCGGCAGCGAGACAGTCGCGGTGCCGAAGCCGCCGGTCAACTGATCGAACAGCACATCGCCTTCGAGATCGACCGTGCCCCACGTGTTCGCGATGAGCGAGATCGCCTTCGAGGGCGACAGCTTCACGAGCGGGAAGTTCACGGTCCAGATCGGGCCGATATCGTTGGTGCCGACGAACTTCACCGACCCGTAGATAACCGGGCTGCCGAGAATATCGATCGTGTCCGGTACAGGCGACGGGCCGCCGGTCGGAAGACCGAGCAGAGCGAAGCCCATGTTGCGGGCAGTCAGCTCTTCGAGCTGCATCGTGAGCTGGCCGCTGATTTCGATGACGGCGGTGAAGTCCTTCACACGGACGCCTGTGCGCGAGCTGTAATGGTCGAGGTTCGTCACCTTGGCCATGAACTCGAACTCGGGGACGTTTCCGCAATCGGTGAAGACGCTCTCGCCGAGCAGCTTGATGCTCACGATGCCTTTGCCGATGTAATAGTTGCCGATGTTGGGGGAGAGCAGCGAGCCCTCGATAAGTTCGTTTCCAAGAGGCATGGTACTCTCCGTTAGGCTGCCGCAAATTCGTCAGGGATGAACGGGTAAACGAACGTCAACGAGATACCCATCTGCCCCTTCATGACCCGGTTGCGCGCGAGGTCCGTCACGCAACCGTCGTAAGTGATCCGGCCGTTGCTGCCTGTAATCTGAAGCAACGTCTTGTCGTGCAACACGAGGTCCATGATCGCGGCTCGCGCCGTATTCAGGTCCTCGCCTACATTCTTGTTTTGCGGCGAGCGCACATCAAGAACGATATAAATCTCCGGCGTCATGCGCATAAGCGCCGGGCCGACCCTTGTCGTTCGACCCGGAGCCAGCGGCAGCGGGATAGCTGTTTCGTCGGCGTCCAACAGGACGATGCCGGGGACCAACTCTTGCGGCAACTGATCGCGATTGTGCACGATGTTGCCGGGAACAATAGTGACCGGCCCGTTGGGGCCGCCGAGTAGCGGAACATTCAGCCCCGACAAGATGTCGTAGAGCTGAGTGAGGATCAATTGCCGCCTGTCAATCGTGGCTACCATCAGCGTCGCACCGTAAATTCCCAGAGCACTGTTACCCCGGCGGGTGCTGTCGGCTTTGGCTTGCACGTCAGCGGCAGAATTTCGTGGATCACTGGCGGGCTCGTGAGGGGTTGCACGAACGTCACCAATTGATCAAGCTCGTTGTCAGGCGGCATCAACTGCACTTCCGAGTTCTTCGCCGACATGATGACCTTGCGGTCGGTCGGGTTGGCGAGATCGGCGGGCTTCTCGTGCGGGTTATAATCGATGATCGCGACCCAACACGGTCGATCCTCGGGGCTACTTCCTACACGCCGGAGAACCGCTCCCATCCCAAAATACTTGATGAGGTTGTCGGCATCCGTGATCGCCTGAATATAGTCAAAACCTGAAGCCATAGGGACCTCCCTCGGGCTCCCGGGATTTGGCGTTAAACTTAGCGCACCCTGCCCCCCGGAACAACTGGGATTTAGGCTTACCTCATCGTGGTCCGATTTCCGCTCGCCATGAGCAGTCCGGCACTCCGGAGCATGCGATCCACGACAGGGAACGAAGCGAAGAAACCAAGCCCGAATTTGGTATCGTAAGCGGTGACAGTTTCCAGCGGTCCGACCTTCTTGGTAACCGAAGACACGACGGCGCCGCCGCCGGCAACGGACGTGTCGTAGTCCGGCTGGAGGTTGGTGCCATTGAGCACTCGAATGGCCAGCTCAGCGCACGCGCGCCGGATCGCCTCCGGGATGCCGTTGACAGTATCGCCGCTGAGATCGACGGCGCCCTGTCGGGGCCATTGGGTCGCTTGCGTGGATGTGGCTGGCGTGAGATACGAAACGCCGTTGAGCGCGTAGGGCGTGAGCCATGCTTCGAGGAAGGTGGCATTCGCATCGATCACGGCGTTGCCGACCGTCTGCAAAAGCTTGATCCCGACAAAGCGATACTTCGCATCGATATAGTCAGTCGCCTGCACAATGGCGCTCTGGATCATCGGAGTGGTCGCGCCCGCTGGCACCGCGTTGCCGCGCGAGTTGTGATACTTCGTGAAGAAGGCGACATCGATATAGGCGTTCGCTCCATCGATCTCGAACACGTTGGAGGTTTCGGTTGCGTTCATGCCCGTCGCCCACGTGATCTGCCCAAGGGCTGGCCAGTCAGACATGGTCGCGCGGTTCGTCGAAACGGAGAAGTGCTCGTTGTCGAGCACTTGGACCACGGTGAACGGGAGAGAGTTGAACGCGGGCGCGTTCGTGAGGTCGGTGCCATCATCCGGATAGCCCGCATAAACCCCGGTGTCGCCGACCGAGATGATCAGCGACGGAGACGGCGAGGGCATCAACGTCACTTGCGTAACGGTGCCCGTCTCATCTTGAACTGAGAAAACAGTGGTCATGGATTAACCCCACGCGCTGTAGCCGGCCGGGAGCGTGCCGGTGAATGCTGTAGCCCCGAAGTTGAACGTCCAACTGGAGCCCGATGAAGCGTCGTCAATGCAGCATGCCGGCTTGAACGAAGCTTCGGCTGGCAATGCGAGGCCGGTAACGAGCGGACCCCCTGTAGTGAGATTTTGGATTTGCATCGTGTTGGCTCCGGTATCGATGCCGATGCCGAAAACATTGCCAGCACTGGGCGCGGCAAAACTGCCGTTGACGTTCCCAACATGGGAACCGTTGATGTAGATGTCACCGCTGTTGATATAGCAGATACAGCCATGCGTCGCGACGCCAGTCGAAAGGTTCGCAAACGTCGCCGTAGGCCCGGCGACGCCAAAGCCATCCACGCCGCTTCCATTGTCGCCTTTGGTGACGAGCTGAATTTCGACGTACCATTTTCCGGTGTTCGAAGCATGGGATTTGGTAGCAGCGGCTCCCCCGATGCCCGGGGTACCCGCGAACGTGAGGTTGCCATTCGACAGGGCGCCGCTCGTGACGGTTGCCGGATCAAGCGTGGTCGGCGTGAATTGGGTTGCGATGCCCGTCGCCGCGAAGATGTCGGGGGCTTCAGTGGACGCCCAGCCGAGCCGCTCGCCCGCGCTGGCCGCGATCCGGATGAGACGCTGACGCTTGCGCGCGTAGAACATCGCCGCCTGCAAAGCAGGCGACGATTTGAATTTTGGAAAAAGAGGCTTGGACATGGGGGTCGCCTTTGTAAGCGACCGCGTTAAGCCGCCGCGCCACTACGCCTCGGATGGATCATGCTCGCCGGAGCCGGCGCACCCGGGACCGGCCGCTTCCGGTTTGTCAACGAAGTCTGAAGCGGGGAAATCCCATGGTTCTCTTCCGCAAGCCGGATTTGCGCCGCGAGATGGGCCTTGATGTTCGCAGACGCCGTGATCCGGGGGAACCGACGATTGTGATCGTCGTGTGCCCGCGCGAGGCGCTTCTGGCACTGCACGACTTCCGCCTGCGCTTCCGACACTGCCGCTTGCGCGGCGGTCAAATGCAGTTCGGCGTCAGTGACGCGCCGGGTCAGGATTTTCCGCATCTCATCTTCCGTGAGTGGCTCATCGGCGACGGCTGTCGGCTTCTTGGCAGCGCGCTTCGGAGCGGTGGTCTCGGTGGACGCGGCCGGGTCCTCATAGGTCTTCGCGACTTCGGCGGCCGAGACGCGGGCGAACCCGGGGTTGGCATCGTTGATCTGGGCTCGGGTGATGGAGGGGTCGTTGGCCAATTTCTGGATCACGCCGAGAGCCGGCGAACCGTCCTCGGTCCAGTTCGTGTCATCGGTGAGATCGAGCTTGGCGAGAATTTCTTGGATGGCTTCGTTGGGGGTCGTCATGGGTACCTCTGGGGGCTAGTGGGAATTACCCGATCCCTCATGGGATTGGGGAAGTCAACCGGGACGCCCGAAGGCGTCCCGGCGATCTGCTAACTACGGACCGAAGTGTCCCCCTCTTATCCGCCGTCAGCAAACCATAAGGCTTACGGAAGAGCGGCGAGATTGGCAGCGGCCTTGACGCGGTCTGCGCCATACTTGATGAGCTTCGCCTCGACGACAGCGTTCGTGGTCGAGAGCCGGGCGGCCTGCGCGGCAAGAAAGGCGAGCGCCTGTTGCGAGTGGCGATTGCGCGCGGTGTGCCGCTGATGCTTGTTGTATTCCCGGGGCGATGCACCGGTTTGGCCGGAAAGCTGATTGGTCATGGGGTCGATCCTTGATCAAGAGAAAGGGGCGGGCGATGAAGCCCGCCCCTGATTGTAGTTGGCGTCCGATGGACCGGAGAGCCTTAGCTCTCGCGGGTGATCAGGCGGGCAAGCTTGATCTGCTTGCGCTCGGGGAACACGCGGACCCACGAGCCGCTGTAGGCGAGGTTGTTCGCCGTCGCCGCGTTGGTCGGGCCACCCTCGTAGGACGGGCTGCCGACGTAGGCATGGCCGACCGGATGGATGCACCACTCGACGCGGTTGTAGAGGATGTCTGAACCGGCGCCGTTGCCGCGATCGGGGAAGCGGTAGACTTCGGTCGGGACGATGGGCGAGCCCACGCCGAGACGGAAGGATGCGGGGCCAACGAGCCACGTGTGGTAGACGCCGGAGGCGGTCTGCGCACCGTTGGAGTTGTCGCCTGCCGGGTTGGGCATGCCGTCGTCAACGATCACTCGGCGGCCGAGGAAGACCGGAATGTTGGTCTTGCCTTCGCTGTCGGGGATGAAGTCGATCAGGTTGTTCTTCTGGGCAGTCGAATACACGATCGAGTGCATGAACACGGCGGTCACGTCCTCGGAGGCGTCGCCGAGCAGCGTGGCGGTATCGATGAAGGCCGGGGCCGAGAAGTTGGTCACGCCCGCGACGAAGCTGACGCCCGAGATGTCGTGGGTCAGATCGTTCTGATGGCCATAGCCGGCGTTGATGCCGACCGAGCCGGAGCGGCCCAGCGTGGGATCGGCCAGCGCGTTGTTGGCGAAGATGCCGTTGGCAACGGCGACGAACGCGCGCTGCAACCGGCGGACCCAGTAGTCGGACACGCGCGATGCGATGGACTGCATCGGGTCGGCGCCGGCAAGGGCGGTCGCCAGACGCATCGTGCTCCAGCTTGAGTTGCGGCTCAGACGAACCGCGACTTCGGCGGAGGTCTGAGTGACGTTCGGGGTCGAAGACGTGTTCGGGTCATCGCTCGACACGTTCTCGGCCGGATCGCCGATGTCCTGCCAAGACGGGACCGTGAAGGTCAGGCCGCCGCCAGCGAGCAGATTGTCGAGGAAGTCATCGCGCGCGGCGACGCCGCTCAGGATGATCGCGGTCTTCTCCATCGTGAGCTGCTGGGTGTACGGCGTGAAGACGGCGGGGACGATAACGTCCGCAATTTGGGTGGACACGTTGACCATGATACTCTCCGATGGTGCGTTGTGGGGTGAAGCGTCTCAGCATCTCCCCATGGAGAGCCTTGGTAGAAATCGTGAGAGACATTCGCGACATCTCGCCATGCGAGGAAACGAAGTCACTGCAAATCGTGCGGGAAGAATAGCCCACAAAATTTAGGTTAACAACTGGGAATTATCGCAAACCGTTTTGGCTGAATTTCAGAACAGTTTTGCGCGCTCCGGATGCGGCTCATACCAGCCCTTGCCACCGAAAATATCCTTGAGGGACTGGAAATAATCGGTGTAGCGCGGACCGATATTTTCGAGCGAAAATTGCTCAGCCCATACGCGGCACGCCTGCGGATCAATCTTTTCGATATTGCGCGCGGCCCATTCGAACTGCTCGAAGGTGCGGCAGCGGAAGCCAGTCTGCCCTTGCACGTTGTACTCGGCAAACGCGCCTCGGTCCGATGAGATGACCGGGGTCCCCGACAGCATGCTCTCGATCTGCACGCCGCAGAACGGCTCAAGAAACGTCGAGGCGCAGATGGTTGCCTTGGCGTCGCGCAACAGCGCCGCACGCTTCAATGGGCCAACGTTGCCGACGTAGCTGACGAACTCAGTCGGCGGTTCTTGTGTGCCGGGACCCGCGATGATCAGGCGGGTCTTCGTCGCCTCCGCGATCTGCTTGGCGATGTGAACGCCCTTGCC